GTATAATAAGTTATGGATTATAGACTGCGAGAGAATAATAGAGAAGCGTTCATTCGCTGGTACGCATGGTCATTGAAATATGACGACTGTGATCCAGCCGTATGGGCTACGAACTATCTCAATAAGCGTTACGAGCATAATGACGAACAGCGTCTCTGGCTTTGTTGGCTTTACGGAAACACGTATCAGTTGCCTACTGCTTGGGTATTGATGAACGAGTTTCCTGATTATGAATTAGCAACAGTTGATCGTATGACTCAATGGAATACTACGAACTATAAGAAGTTACGCTACCAAGTAGATACAAAATGGAACAAGGGGCATCTTCCAGTAATGTTTGCCTCATATCAGCAGTTTATTGGCAATAGAACTCAACGTGAAAGGTTGGAGGGATTTTATGGAGACGATGAAGAGGCAAACTTTGATAACTTGTGGGAAAGCGTTAAGTCTGGGCTGCATAAGTTTGGTCGCTATTCCACTTGGTTTTATCTTCAGCATCTTAAGCATACCGCTGGTATTCGTATCAGCCCTACTAGTCTCATGCTGGATGATTATGATGGCTCTCGTTCTCATCGTAATGGATTACTTTGTGCCCTTGGGCGACCTGACGATATGGATAGAAAACTCACTGGAAGCGAGTATGCGACTCTTGAGTTCGAAGCCAAATCTATTATCCAAGAAATGAATGCTAGGTTTCCTGAGTTGAGAAGTCAAATTGATTTCTTTACAATGGAAACTTGTTTATGTTCTTTTAAGAAAATCTTTAGAGAACACCATGGTCGTTATCTTGGTTACTACTTAGATCGTCAGGCTGAGGAAATTATTAAAGCTGAGGGTGATGGTTGGTATGGTATTGACTGGGATGTTCTTTGGGACGCTAGAAATGAAACGATTGATTTACGTCTAGACCATAAACGTGGTATTGATAAAGAAAAGTTTTCTTCTTTTGTTAATTCAGGTAGAATAGAAAACTTGGAATGGATGTTTGATGATGAAGAACCTATGTTAATTGGATTGGAGAATTTTTAATGGATAATGCAATTGTTGGTGGAATCACTAGTGTTGGTACTCTTGGCACCAACTCAAGCACAATTACTGTTAGTTCAGCCACAACTAGTAATACTGCGATAGTACGTCCTAAAGTAGAAGATGTTCTTGATCGTTATGAGTTGAATGAGATTACAGTTCAACATCGTGTTCAAGAGTTTGAACTTATGAAACTCCGAGAAACTAATGTTGACTACGCTGATGTTATTAAACAGAACATAGCCAAAAATATTGCCACTCAGGTTATAAGTAAAGTCTCCTTTACTAAGAAACACGAGATGGACAGTGATACACATTCATTCCGTGGTAGAGTTTGGGTATTTACCAAAGAAGAATTGATACAAATGATTGGGGAAATCCGTAATGGCATTTAATGAGAATATAGGTGTAGTTGATAGTATTAATGTAGAAAGGGTAACAAATCCTATGAAGACTAGAAAGATTGTGGCAGTTGGTGGATCTCCTGGAACTGGGAAGACTACTTTGTTCCGTAAGTTTATGGAAGATAAAAAATGGCTAGAAGTAACTCCAGCTAAGTTGGTAAATGCTTCATATAATACGGATCGCGATCTTTATATCCTAGGGAAATATGAGGAAGGCGAAACTTTCGCGGGAACTGACCGACTTTCTATGGCTGTTCAACCACCTCTTCAAGACTGGATCGCCTCTCATAACTGCAATATCCTATTTGAGGGTGATCGGGTTTTCAACCAATCATTCCTAGAGTTCTGTATGGGTCTCCCAAATACCCAGCTAGAGATAGTATTTTTGACAGCCCCAAAAAATATCCTGGAACAACGCTATAAAGATCGTGGATCCGACCAATCTGAGCAATTCCTACGTGGAAGAGAAACTAAATATAGTAACCTGATGTCAAATTTCGATTTGATGCCCTATACGACTGAGTTTGCAAACACTAACTTAGAGGAGCAACAGAAGGTACTTGCTTTTTTGGAGAAGCAATTTATTAGTTAGCAAGTGTCTTCTAGGAAGTTATGAACTACCTAGAAACAGCCGATTACGATTGGATGGAATTATTGAATTTTTACTCTATTCCTTTTAGAGCTAAATTCATTCCATCCAAAATTTGGAAAGACCTAGACAACTATAGAAATGATTCTATTGGTCTAGGTAATTACGTCAAGAAATGGCGCACTAAGATTGAGTGGCGTAAAGAAAATCTTAAAGCCAAAAAGTATTTAACCAATGTCAGTATTGCTGGTGAGTATGACATTGAGAAACGCCAGTGCGCAATTATAATCTATACTGATCATTTCGATACTTTTACCTTTACGGAAAGAACTTGGAATAATTTTAAGTTTAGATTTATTACTTGCCTTCAGCATGAGATCATCCACTACATGCAATATGATAGAAGAGATGATCAATGGAGCCACTACGTAGTTCCATATAAAAAAGCCCACAGCAAAAGAAAGAATGATGAGAGACAATACCTCTCTGAGTTTGATGAGATCCAAGCATATGCTCATTGCGTATTAATGGATTTTAAATTAAGACGTCCGCATATGGATGTTGAAGAACTTCTTAATCGCTGTAAGACACATAGGGATTCCAGAACCCTTCATTATTTCTTAAAGACTTTCGACTATGATTTTAAGAATAATGCCGCCATTCCAAAGCTAATGCAACAGATAGTTAAGTGGGAACGTAAGTATAATAGATTAACCTAAATATCCAATTATAGGGTATAATAGGTTACTATGGATTACGCAAAACTCACTACAACTGCCAAGAAGATAGATGTCTACCTTAAAGGTAAGCAGATAAAATCTTCAATAAAAAAATCACGTTATCAAACTCAAATTAATGCGGTAGAAGTAGCATATCCTGGATCTATTGAAGCACTTCTAAAAGAAGCAAAGATCTCTGGCACCATATCTGATTTAACTCCAACTGAAGAAAAGTCTATCTCTGGCAAATATAAAGCCAAATTAATCACCATTAAAGCAGCAGTTGCTTCTTGCTCAGCAAAAGAACAATTCTTAATTGTCAATACCTTCACCGAGAAAGGTAGTCTTAAAACCAAAGATCTTGCTCCAGATAAGTTACTATTAACCGATAAGAAATTCAAAACTCTTGCTGAGTTTGATAAAGCTGTATATGCTGGTATCAAAGCAGTTAAAGTCCCAAATGATGTTAAGGATTGTATCAGCACTCTATACGAAACTATTGCTGCCAATAAAACCCATAGAGATAATATTCCTTTATCTACTGCAGCAAAGAAACCATTTAAAGCTGTAAAACCCCAAGACAAACAAGCCATTGGTAAAGACTTCGGAGAAGTTCTTTCTCTGCGTTGGTATCTAACTCAGAACTTTGCTAAAGGATGGAGTGAATGTTATTTCTCTTTAGAAAGTAACGCTGCCCTTGTTGACTATGTTATCAAGATAAAAATTGGGAATAAGATTATCCCTGTTGACGTTTCCGCTAAATTTGAAGCAGGTGCTGCTCCTTCCATTGGCGCAATCGTGGATAATATCAAAACAGTTTATAAGAATCCAAACGCAGAAGAGAAGAAAGCTATCGGAGTTCTCCAAGCATTGGCTTCTGATTCAGGAAACACTTCTACCAAAATTCTAGCTGCATATAAAACTCTTAATCTACCAGCATACACTAAACTAAAGAAAGTTGTTGGAGCAAAGGGTGATTTTACTATTGATGACATCTCAAAGAAGATTCAAAAGGTTGCCGATGCTTCTAAGAGCGCAGATAATAGAATGAAGATGTTTAATACCGAGTTCAAAGAGATCTACGATACCCTTGGCAAGAATGCTTCAGATGATTCGTTAAAGGTTGTTTTTAGCACTCCGACTTATAAGAAATACTACTCTTTAGTCCTTGCTCCGATGGGTTATGCCCTTGTTGATTATATGAACAAGCAGCCTATCTATCAGGAGATTTTAAACAACATCAGTAGAGAAATGAAAACTGAACAGGTATACCTAACATTCCCTGGAGAATCTATGGGGTTTGAGAAGAAACTATTCTCTAATGCGACGTTTAAGTTTGCCTACGGTGCCAACGCCAAAGACTCTGATAACACTGGTATTAAGTTCTCAATGAAATAATACCTCTTATAAATAAACATATAACACTACTTAATTGATGGAATAAATGAAAGATTATAGACAACTAATTAAAGAATTACCGAGTAAAACGATAGTTCTCGCCTGTGGTAAGTTTAATCCTCCGACAATCGGACACGAACTTCTAATCAAGGCAGTCAAATCTTTAGCTGAGCAAAAGAACGCCAGCTATGCCATTTATGCATCCGATTCTAGCGATGCTAAAAAGAATCCCCTAATAGTAGAAAAGAAAATACAGTATTTGAATCTGTTGTTTCCGAACACAAGTTTCTCTACTTACTCTGATAATCTAAGCGAAGTTGTTTCTAAACTAAAAGAAACCTATCGCAATGTTATCATTGTTACTAGTGCAGATAAAGTAGCTTCCATGAAAAAATCAATAAGGGAAGCTACAGTCATATCAGCAATGGATAAAGATCCAGATAGCGATGACTCTGTTCGTAGTAATGCAGTTAAGGGATTATACGAAGAGTTTAAAAAGAATTTACCTTCAGCAATTCGTGAGATTGATTCTCGTAGATTGATGAATGATTTAAGAGTTGGTTCAGGATTCGAACCAATCAAAGAAGAAATTAAATTAGTTAAAGATAAACTGCGTGAACAATATTTCCGTGGTGAGATTTTTAAAGTTGGTGAGCAAGTAGAAGCCGACGGTAAACAATATGAGATTGTTAAACGTGGTTCTAATCATTTACTATTAAAAGAATCAAGTGGTAAATTAGTAAGTAAGTGGATTCAGAATGTTAAATTGTCAGAAAGTTATACAAGAGTAGAACATAATTCAGACCATAAAGTTTTAAACCATGGTGCTGATTTTAAAATTAAAATTCATTCAAAACATCACGCTAAAATTAATGGATTAAACCATGGAGAACAACATGAGTTTAAATGTATGGATGGAAATGAATGGGGTGTTCAACGCAGAGGTGAAACACTACACTTTGCTGCTCATAAAGTAGATACTGGTATTAGTTCTAATATGACATTCCATATACCAGCTGCTCAGTTCTCTGGTGAAGAAACTCATACTGATATAAAGAAGCCTACATTCCAAACTATATTTGCGAATGGCGACACTATGATTAAAGAAAGTAAAAGAAAGCAACTAAAATCTTTTAAATCTACTGTTAGAAATA